GTATGAATGAATGGCTAGATGTTCATATGGTCCAATTAATTAATTATGTTGGTATTCAAACTAGACCAAGTGAAACTCCAATAGATATTACAGAAGAACATTTAACAAATTGGGCTGGAAATAAATATACTCGTAAAACTATAAGGTTTTTAAGTGAGCCAGATATTAAAAATAATGTATTGACATAATATCCCATATATAATAATTTAACTGTGAGTCGTTTAACCTTGTAATGTAAAACGACTCACTAAACAGAAAGGAAAACAATGCAAGTAGTTAAGTATAACGACATAGAGTACAACATACCGTTCGATGTTGATCTAACATTAGATCCACAAGATAAACTAATAGATGTTGCTAACCCGTTCAGTGGTGCGAAGGCAAGCCTGCCTTGGTTCGCTGTTGCTGTGTATGATTTGATAATGGGCGCTCAACAGTTCGAGGACTATAAGACAGTGCAACAAGGTTGCGATTGGTTCGCTAAACATTTTCCAAAGGAATATATGACATTACTAGATTGATACTCTTCTAGTGTAGGTTGTGCGCCGCTCCGCGGCGCGCTTGCCTCTCTTCTTGGAGCGAGCTGCGCGCGCTTGCCTGCTCGCGGGCCCACCCACCCACCCGACCAAGCTTGAAAGCTTGCGGGCCCACCCACCCACCCACAGTAACCCCAACCATTATAGCTTATCATATAACGATGACCCCCCACCCCCCTAATAGGTAAAAGGGGTCCCAAGACTTTGACCTTTAGACCTAGATTTAGACTCTTAACCATGATAAATACTTTATAAAAAATATCAAAGGTGAAAAAATTTTACAAAAAAAATTATAAAAAAATTTTATGGATGTAAGTAAGATAGACTTGAATAAGCTTCCTGTGGATGCACGGAAAGACTTTATGAAGTATGCAATAAAGTTGGATGAGAGAAAAAAAGAAGAAAAAGTAAATAAAGATTTTTTAACTTTTGTAAAAGCAGTTTGGCCTGATTTCGTTGAAGGTAAACATCATAAAAAAATTGCTGAACAATTTAATCGTCTTGCAGAAGGAAAGATTAATAGATTAATTATTAATATGCCACCAAGGCATACCAAATCTGAATTTGCATCTTTCTTATTACCTGCATGGATGATCGGTAAAAATCCAAAATTAAAAATTATCCAAACAACTCACACTACTGAACTTGCAGTACGATTCGGTAGAAAAGCAAAACATTTAATTGATAGCCAAGATTATAAAAAATATTTTAAAACTACACTGCGCGAAGATTCCCAAGCCGCGGGCCGATGGGAAACAGATCAAGGAGGTGAGTACTTTGCAGCCGGTGTTGGATCGGCGATCACGGGTCGAGGAGCGGATTTGTTAATCATTGATGATCCACACTCGGAACAAGATGCTATGAATCCAGAAGCGCTGGAGCGTGCTTATGAATGGTATACTTCAGGACCTCGTCAGCGATTACAGCCTGGTGGAAAGATCGTAGTGGTTATGACACGTTGGTCGTTGAAGGATCTTACTGGAGCGTTGATCGGGGCTCAAAAGACAGTTAAGTCTGATCAATGGGAGATGATACAATTTCCAGCAATTCTACCTAATGAAAAACCTGTATGGCCAGAGTATTGGAAGTTATCAGAATTAGAATCAGTTAAAGCATCTTTATCTATTCAGAAATGGAATGCACAGTGGATGCAGAATCCTACATCAGAAGAAGGTTCAATCATTAAGCGTGAATGGTGGCGTAAGTGGGATAGAGACTATATTCCAGAATTAGAACATGTAATACAATCTTATGATACTGCTTTCTTAAAAAAAGAGACTGCCGATTTTTCTGCGATCACTACTTGGGGTGTATTCTATCCAAATCCTGATTCAGGACCTAATTTAATATTATTAGACTCACTTAAGAAAAGATTAGAATTTCCTGAATTAAGACGTGAAGCATTAAATCAATACTACTATTGGAGACCTGATTCTGTAGTGGTTGAATCAAAAGCATCAGGATTACCGCTAACTTATGAATTACGTAAGATGGGTATCCCTGTCATTAACTTTACACCAAGCAGAGGAAATGATAAGCATTCCCGTGTAAACGCCGTTGCACCACTTTTTGAGAGTGGTCAAATATGGGCGCCTGAAACAGAGTTTGCAGAAGAGGTTATTGAGGAATGCGCAGCTTTTCCTTTTGGAGATCATGATGACCTTGTGGACTCAATGACACAAGCATTGATGAGATTTAGACAGGGGGGCTTTTTAGAGCATCCTGAAGATTATAAAGATGAACCAATAATTCATCAAGATAAGGAGTATTATTAATGGCAAATTCAAAAAGAGTTGCGGCTCTAGGGATAAAAATTTTAAATATCTTAAAAGATATGGGTATGTCCCCAAGATTTGGTATGATGACTAAAGTAAGTAGAAATCCTGAATTTAGAAATCTATACAATGCAGATTTAACTTCACCTAAAATAACAACAAAAGCTTTAGGGAATATTGAGGATCCTGAACAATTAAAAAAATTAGTTAGAATGGATTCTGATTTTCTTCCTCAAATTAAAAACGAAGAAGAGTTAGAAACTTTTTTAAATAATTTACAATTTTTAAAATCTACTTATCCAAATGTATTTTCAAAAGCAGAAGTTGTAACGGAATCTAAAACTGGACTTAAAACTTTAGTAGATGATGTAAATGAAAAACTTCAAGGTAAAAAATCTATGGAAACCTTTGATCCTAAAACAGGAGAAGTTATAATTCCAAAAACTCCTGTAAGTATTACAGAAGTAATAGATGAAGGTATAAAAAAACAAGCAGACATGGCAAGAAAAGGTTTAGATCCAGCTAATCCTGATAACTATATTAAAGAAAATAAATCAAGACAACTTACTAGAGAAGAAATTCAAGATTATGAAGAAGCGATAGGAAGAAATTCTGAAGAATGGTTATCGGAAGGAACTGTTGATGAAGCAGAGAAAGCTTTGAAAAGAAGTAAAGCAGAGGAAGCATATTATTATGGTCAATATAAAGCTGGTAAATTAAATCCAGAACCTGGTGAAAACAGTCAATCTAGAATGAGATTTTTAAGAAGTAAAGCTGAAGAAGCAGAAGCGACAGGAGATAGAAGATTAATTACCCCTGATGAAATGGATGAACTATCAAATTTAGAATCAATATATTTAAAAGATGTTGATGAAGCATATGGAATAGACACTGCTATTAAAAAACAACTTAAAGATTTTACTTCAGAGAAAGATTTGATTAAACAAAAATATGGAAATGTAATTGATGATAATCTTTTACAACAAATTTTAATAGATGATAATCCTCAAAGAAAAGCAGAAGTGCTTGCAACTATTGATGAAGCATTAAAGATGCAAGAAAAAGGAATTCCTTACGAAGAAATTATTAACATCATAAAAAATACTACAAGAACTAAACAAGCCAAAGGAGGTTTGATTAAAGGTGTATCTTATAAAAGTATGTTTAATGATTTAGATAAAACATTGAATAAAGGTCTTGGTACAATGTTTAGAAAGAAAAGATAATGGCGTATAAAGGACAGTCTTTAGAAAAAGATTTAAATGAAATTAAAAAATTATATCTTCAAGGTCAAAGTACAATAAGTTTAACAAAAAAATTTGTACCAGGAGCACAACGATCTTCCACAACATTAGAGAGTGCTATTCAATCTATGAAAGATGGAACTGCACCAGTAAAAATTACAAAAGCAGAATTAGCTAAACGACCAAAAATAATTGGAAAAAATCAACAAGGACTTTCTAAACAAGAACAAATATTAAATACTCCAGAATTAAGAAAAGAATTTATTGAATATGCAAATTCACCTGGTATTACAATAAAAGATATAAGAAAAAAATATGGAATAAAATCTTTATATCCAGAAAAAAGAGGGCCTGAAAAAGAAACATTAAGAGATTTAATTACTAAAGAAGTTCAACTTGGTAGACAAGATGTTGATGTAGGCGTTACAAAAAATATGGAAAAATTACAAAATTATTTATCAAGAGTTGAAATACCAGAAGGAAGACTTCAATCTGGAAAACCTGAATATGAAAAACTAATAAAAAAATCTGGTTTTTCAAAAAATGATTTTAATAGAGTTATAACTCAATTACAGTTGTATTATGCAAATCCAGGAGAAAAAAGAAATTTAGAAATAATTCCAGAAGTTAAAAAGATTATAAATAAATTTCCAAGTCCAAGATATAATAGAGAAATATTAAGGTCATTAGGTTATAGTAAAAAAACTACTGATGTATTAGACAATGTTGAAAAAGCAGCACAACAAGTTACAGAAGCAGGAACAGCATTAGAACATGCCTTACCAAAAGCTTTTATTAAAGAACTTGGTTTACCTAAAAAATATTATTTGTTTGGAGAAAGAACAACTAATTTTTTAAACCAATTTAAAACTCAATTTGATAATCAAATGTTAACGGCAGCTAAAAATTATTCTTTAATAAAAGATCCAACTAGACAAGACTATTTAGACTATAAAGATGAAATAAATAAAATAAGAAATACAGTTGCAAAAAAAACTGGAGGATACGAAATGGGATACATTGACTTTGTTGATGGAGAACCTGTTCCAGTTACACCACAAAAATCTATTTTAGAAGGCGAAGGAGATTTTGGACCTAGGACAACTGGTATAAAAAATTATTTTAAAAATGCTTATTATCATAATAGGCTTTATGAAAATTTTAAAAAAAATCCAAAAGATCCTGATTTTGGAACTTTAAGAGTAGAAGTTAAAAAAAATAAATTTCCTTTTGTAAAAGAAATAGAAGCAGAAAAAAATTATAATTTAATAAAAGATTTAAAAACTCCAGAAGAATTTGTTGATATCTATCAAAAAAATCCTAATAATTTGTTTATAAAAAGTTTAGGAACTGCAACTGGAAGAAAATCTAATTTAGGATCTTATTTATCTAGCTTATCTAGATTTGGAAAACCCGCTGCTGCAGGAGCAGGTTTACTTACTGCTATGACAGCTGCTTTATCAGCAAAAGAAAAACCATCCCCGATCCAAGACACGCAAACCGCGATGCAAGATCAAGCAGTAGAAGGACAAGTACCAGAACAAAAATTAGCATCACCTATTAAATACGATCAGTATGCAGGATTCGTTACCCCAGAAGATACAAACCAAAAAGCATCTCAATCGGATCTTTTATATTGGATCGCGGATAATGAAATACCAGAAGAAGTTAAAGAAGTTGGAAAGATGGTTGGCGAAGCTGCAGCAGTAATTGGTGGAGCAACAGTTGGACTTGGTTTACCTGATGCGAAGAAGACGATTGAAGAAGCGCGGATCGCGGGTAAGTCTCCGGTTAAAGGAGTTCTTGGTAAAGGATTCTATAGACTTGGAAGTCCATTCGCTACAGCTGCATTTACAATACCACAAGCATTAGATGAAAAAGTAACTGCGACTGAAATGGCAACTGATCCGTTAAATTATTTAGGACTTGCTACAATGGAGACTTTAGGAAAAAGAGCAGGTACTGTTGCGGCTCCAGCAGCAGCTGAAGCAACTGGAATTATGGGTGCTTTAAAAAATTATGCTACACTTAAAAATGTAGGTGAAGCAATTCCTGGAAAATTAAGTGCTGCATTAAGATTAGGTTTAAATCCAAGAGTTATAGCAGGTGCTTCTAGATTTTTAGGGATACCTGGACTTATTGCATCTACTGGATATAGTCTATATGATTATCTATCTAACAAAGATAAGGAAGCTCAATAATGGATCGTAGAACTTTATTAAAAATAATGGGCGGTATGGCTGCATTACCTGCTTTAGGAAAAGCAATTAAAGGTACTGGTATTAAAGCTATAAAAGCTGCTGGTAAAGTATTACCTAAAGTTTCTGGAATGCCTGAATGGTTTACTCCGCTTGTTAATAAAATTATGAAAGAAGGAGTTGATATATCTCCTAAAGCTTCAAGAGTTGAAGATATGACTACTGTTAAAAAATTAGAAATACCTTCGGCAACTGGAAAACCAGAAATAATTACTCTCACAGAAAATAAAGTAACTGGAGAAATTAGTATTGACGCTAATATTTCTGGTGGAGCAGCAGACTCATCTTTTGAATTAAATTACCGACCACCTAAATCAGATATTAATTTAGAAACAGGAAAAGAAATAAAATCTCCAGGTCATTTTCAAGTAATAGAAAATAGACCAAGACCAACTAGAGAACCAGGAGATTTTGAATTTGACTATGATAATTTTGATATTAATGATGCTTACAGTGATATTGAAAAATTAGAAAAAATTGGAACTGGAAAAATAAAAGACGTAAAAAAAATTGAAGAAAGAGCAAAAGGTAGAAAAATGTTAGAACAATCTCCTTACGAAGATATTATGAATAGATATCCAGATCCAGATATAGGTGACTATGATTATGCGGATGGTGGTATAGCAAGTTTTGCAAATGGTGGCTTGACAAAAACAGTCCCACCTGTTAGTGGTCCAGATCCACAAGGTGTTGAAACATTATTTAAAAGAAGGTATAATTAGTCATGGCAGATATCGATAAGTCATTACCTAATACAAAAAGTACTATTGAAGTTCCAGGTCAAGCTGAAACAGAACAACTAATTCAAGAACAAGTAGAGCAATCGCAAGATCCATCTGTTGAAATAAATATGGATGAAGAAGGCGGAGCAGAAATTTCATTTGATCCAAATGCTGTAGTTCCAATGGGCGGAGAAGATCATTATGCAAACCTTGCAGAATTTTTAGATGACGACGTTCTTGGTTATATTGGAGCTGATCTTCAAGAAAAATACACAGATTATAAAACATCAAGACAAGATTGGGAACAAGCTTATACAAATGGTTTAGATCTTTTAGGATTTAAATACGAAAGACGAACTGAACCTTTTAAAGGAGCATCAGGAGTAACTCACCCAGTACTTGCAGAATCAGTTACACAATTTCAAGCACAAGCTTACAAAGAATTATTACCAGCAGATGGTCCGGTAAGAACTCAAATTGTTGGTTTAACAGATCGTAATAAAGAAGACCAAGCAATGAGAGTTAAAGAATTTATGAATTATCAAATTATGAATGTAATGAAAGAATATGAACCTGAATTTGATCAGATGTTATTCTATTTACCATTATCAGGATCTACATTTAAAAAAGTTTATTATGATTCCTTACTAGGAAGAGCAGTTTCTAAATTTGTTCCATCAGAAGATTTAATTGTTCCTTATTCTGCAACTTCATTAGAAGACGCTGAAGCAGTTGTTCATGTTATTAAAATTTCAGCAAACGATTTAAGAAAACAACAAGTAAGTGGTTTTTATAAAGATGTAGATTTAGGTGAACCACCTATGAAAGAAGATGAGATTAAAAAGAAGGAAAGAGAATTAGAAGGTATTAGAATTGAAAAACAAGATGACATTTATACTCTATTAGAATGTCATGTTAATTTAGATCTTGAAGGATTTGAGGATAAAGATCCTCAAACTGGTGAGCCCACAGGTATTAAACTTCCTTACGTTGTAACTATTGAAGAATCTTCTAGAGAAGTTTTATCAATAAAACGTAATTATAAATCAGATGATCCATTAAAAAATAAAACTAATTACTTTGTACACTTTAAATTTTTACCAGGTTTAGGATTCTATGGATTTGGTTTAATTCACATGATTGGTGGATTATCAAGAACTGCTACATCTGCATTAAGACAATTATTAGATGCAGGAACTTTAGCTAACTTACCTTCTGGATTTAAAATGCGTGGTATTAGAGTTAGAGATGATGCTCAACCATTACAACCAGGAGAATTTAGAGATGTAGATGCACCTGGCGGAAATTTAAGAGATGCATTTATGCCTTTACCTTTTAAAGGTCCAGATCAAACACTATTACAATTAATGGGTATCGTAGTTGATGCAAGTCAACGATTCGCGAGCATTGCTGATGCACAAGTTGGAGATATGAACCAACAAGCAGCAGTGGGAACTACTATGGCATTACTTGAAAGAGGATCGCGTGTAATGTCAGCTATACACAAAAGAATTTATGGTGCACTTAAAAATGAATTTGAATTATTAGCAAATGTATTTGCAACTTACTTACCTCCGGTTTATCCATATGATGTTGTAGGTGGAGCAAGAGAAATTAAACAAACAGATTTTGATGACAAGGTAGATATACTTCCAGTTGCTGATCCAAATATATTTTCACAATCTCAAAGAATTAGTTTAGCACAAACTCAATTACAACTTGCTCAATCTAATCCACAGATTCATGATATCTATCAAGCATATAGATCTATGTATGAAGCAATGGGTACAAAAAATATTGATTTGATTTTACCATCACCAAAACAACCAATGCCAATGGATCCAAGTTTAGAACATATTACTGCAATGGGTTCTCAACCATTCCAAGCATTTGCTGGACAAGATCATAAAGCACACATTGATGCACACTTAAACTTTGTTCAATTGAATATGGTTAGAAATAATCCTCCAATTATAATGGCTGTACAAAAAAATATATTAGAACACATTTCAATTATGGCTCAAGAACAAGTTCAAGTAGAATTTATACAGGAATTACAACAGCTACCTATGTTACAACAACAAGCTCAAGCAGATCCACAAGCTCAACAACAAATTAAAAACATAACTATTCAAATTGAATCTAGAAAAGCTCAATTAATAGCTGAAATGACTAAAGATTTTGCTGATGAAGAGAATAAGATTATTGGACAATATGATTCTGACCCATTAATTAAGCTAAAAGCACGTGAAGTTGACTTAAGAGCTATAGAAAATGAGCAAAAACGCAAAGAAGCCGAAGATAGAATCAATTTAGACAAGCTAAAAACGCTTATGAATCAAACTAATGAAGAAAATAAGCTTGAACAAAACGCAGAATTAGCTAAACTGCGTGCCGGAGTATCTCTTGCGAAACAAAATAAGCAAAGATCTAACTAATAGGAATAAATATGGACAAAAGTCAAAAAAAAGTTGGTAAAGTTATGAGGGAATTTAAAAAAGGAAAATTACATTCTGGAAAATCTACAAAGATTGTAAAAAATCCTAAACAAGCAATTGCTATTGCATTATCTGAAGCTGGAAAATCTAGAGGATACGCAAAAGGCGGTTCAGTAACTTCTAATAAAAGTTCTTCTTCAAGATCTGCATATGGAACTCAAGTTAATCATTCACAATTTTTAAATAGTGATGGTTATGCACAATCAGTTGATATTGAATTAACTAATCCACAAGAAACTCAATTAGAACAAGTTGGTGGACAAAGAAGAATGTTACCAGATAAAAAAAGAAAAGCGAAGTGGTATTAAATGTTACCAATGCTTGGAGCTATTGCACCTTTAGCAAAAATTCTTTTTAATACTATTGAAAAATCAGTACCTGATAAAGATCTACAAGCAAAATTAAAAGCAGATTTACAAACTCAATTACTACAATCTAATACAGCAGAATTAACTGCTGCAGCAAAAATTATTGAAGCTGAAGCAAAAGCTGGATGGTTTGCATCTAGTTGGAGACCATTATTAATGTACGTATTAATTTTTATATTAGTGTGGAATTATATATTAGGACCAGTACTATTATTTTTTTTTAAAGCTTCTATAACAATAACTCTTCCAGGCGATGTTTGGACACTTCTTCAAATTGGCCTTGGTGGATATGTGGTAGGACGATCTGCGGAATCGGTTGCACGCACGATGGCTAATAAACCGGTAAATAATAACCAAGAAAACGGATAAGGATATAACATGAGAAACGATTATAAAATAAGACCAAGAGCACAAATGTTAAAAGGCGGTGGAATTGCTACAAAAGGAACTGGACAAGCACTTAAAAAAGGTGGAATGGCTAAAGGTAAATTTCCTGATTTAAATAAAGATGGAAAAACAACTTATGCTGACGTTATTACTGCTAGAATGTCTAAAGGTAAAAAAGGTAAAATGATGAAAGGTAAAAGATAGTGAGTGCAATTCTTAAAGGTATTAGTGTAATCAAAAGTGTTAAACCTAAAAGCAATGTTATTAGTAGAACTAAAGCTTCAATTGCTAAAACTATAGGTGAGTCTTCAAAGATCAATGCTAATACTCAAGAATTATTAGAACAACTTTTAGAAGTTGAAAAAAAAGGTGGAGACATAGAAAAAATTAAAGAAGTACAAAAAAAACTTGACGACGTTAGAGAAAATAAACCTAAATATCCAAAAAAAATAGGTGAAATTGATGAAGGTCTAGAGTTTGAAAAAACTTCAGAATATGCTAAAGGCGGAATAGTTAAAAAAGGTTTTCCAAAAATAGCTAAAAAAGGATGGAAATAATGGCTAAACAAGGTTTATGGGCAAATATTAATAGAAGAAAAAAATTAGGTATATCAAGACCTAAATCTGAAACTACTATTTCTAAAGAAGCTTACTCAAATATGAAAAAAGGATTCCCAAAGAAAAAAGCTAAAGGCGGAATGGCTATGGATGAATCTATGGGACATGAAAATAAAGAATCTAAAGTTATGGAATCTAAAGAAACTAATTTAGAAAAAAAAGGTTATAAAGAAACTAAATTTGGTAAAATGGTTTCTGCTGGTGCAAATACAGATAAAAGAAAAAGAGTTATTAAAAAATCTAGTATGATGGCTAAAGGCGGTATTGCTAAAGGATGTGGAAAAGTAATGTCAAATAAAAGGAAGACAACTAAATATTTCTAATGGGTGATGTTTCTTTAAGAGGAAGAGGAATAGCTTTTAAAAATGGTGGTACTCCTGCGTGGCAAAGAAAAGAAGGTAAATCTGAATCAGGTGGATTAAACAAAAAAGGTATTGCATCTTATAGACGTGCGAATCCAGGTTCTAAATTATCAATGGCGGTAACTACTAAACCAAGTAAATTAAAAAAAGGATCTAAATCAGCTAATAGAAGAAAATCATTCTGTGCTAGAATGTCTGGAATGAAGAAAAGATTAACTTCTGCAAAGACTGCAAGAGACCCAAATTCAAGAATTAATAAATCTCTACGTAAGTGGAATTGTTAATATAACTAATAAAAGGAGAAGAGAATGGAAACAGTAGACGTAGCAAGTAAATTACAACGCTTCATGAAAGCACAGTTGGCTAATTTAACAACTGTCATTACTTCAGGTGGGGTTGACAATATGGAAGAATACAAGTATATACTTGGACAAATTCGTACATACGAATTTTTATTACAGGAAATCTCTAACCTGCTAAACAAAAAGGAGCTAAATGCAGATGCCGGAAACGTTATTAAACTCGACTGATGTTCAGTCTAAAGAAGTACCAAAGACTGTTCTAGGTCTTGAAGAAAAATATCAAGAAGAAAATAAAAAAATTGAAGATAAAACTATAAGAGCAGAAAACATTTCTGAATCTTTAGTTGATTCTCTTCCAGAACCATCTGGTTGGAGATTATTAGTATTACCATTTACACCTAAAGATAAAACTAAAGGTGGAATTATTATTGCACAAGAATCATTAGACAAATTAAGAATAGCTACTAACTGTGGTTATGTTCTTAAAATTGGACCGTTAGCATATCATGACAAAGAAAGATATCCAACAGGTCCATGGTGTAAAAAAGGAGATTGGGTTATCTTTGCTCGTTATGCGGGTTCAAGATTACCAATAGAAGGTGGAGAAGTGCGACTACTAAACGATGACGAAGTACTTGGGACTATTAAAAATCCTGAAGATGTTCTTCATCATATTTAAACATAGGAGGCACTATGCCAATGGAAGAAAAAAGACTAAAAAATGATCCATTAATTGATGTCGGCGAAAAAGAAGGCGCTGAAATCGAATTGGATAACAACGAACAAACGAAAGTCGTTGCTGAAGAGAAAAAAGAAGAAAAAGTAGAAGTACAACAAGAGGAAGAAAAACCTGCTGTTGAAGCAAAGGTTGAAAAACCTGCATCTGAAAAAGATGAGTTAGAAGAGTATAGTGAAGGCGTTAAAAAACGTATCGCTAAATTAACTCATAAGATGAGAGAAGCTGAAAGACAAAGAGAAGAAGCTATTAATTTTGCTAATTCTATTAAAAAAGAAAAAGAGCAAATTGAATCTAGATTATCAAGAACAGATCAAAGATATGTATCTGAATTTGAAACTAGAATTAGTTCTAGTTTAGCTAATGCTAAAATAGCACTTAAAACAGCAATTGATTCTCAAGATGTAGAAGGACAAGTTAATGCTCAACAACAAATAGCTGAACTTACTTTAGAAAATGCGAGATTAAAAAATATCAAAGCAGTTCAAGAGGAAAATACAGCTAGAGAAAAAGAAGTTAAGATCACACCCCAACAAACTACTCAAAATGCGCAAGTGGATCCGAAAGCGGAAGAATGGGCATCTAGAAATAGCTGGTTTGGTCAAGACTCTGCAATGACTTATACTGCATTTGATATGCATAAGAAGCTTGTAGAAGATGAAGGTATAGATCCAAAAAGTGACGAATACTATGATGAAATTGACAAGAGAATAAGACTTGAATTTCCCCATAAATTTGCTACAAAGGAAACTATAACTACGGAAAGAGCAAAACCTGCTCAAACTGTAGCATCAGCTAATCGTCCAGCTCAAACAGGACGCAAAAAAACTGTAAAGCTCACACCTTCACAGGTAGCAATTGCTAAAAGATTAGGTGTGCCACTTGAAGAATATGCGAAACATTTAACCACGAAGGAGGTATAGGCATATGGTAAACGAAAAAAATACAATTAAAACTTCCCGTGCAGTCGAAACAAGGTCAAAAACTGAAAGACCTAAAGTTTGGACTCCACCGTCATCTTTAGATGCACCAACTGCGCCCGACGGCTTTAGACACAGATGGATAAGAGCTGAAAGCTTGGGATTCGATGATACGAAAAACATAGCTGGCAGAATGAGATCAGGTTACGAGTTAGTGAGAGCTGACGAATATCCAGATCATAATTATCCCTCAATTAAAGACGGCAAATACGCAGGAGTCATTGGAGTAGGCGGCCTAGTGCTGGCTAGGATACCTGAAGAGATCGCAAAATCTCGCGAAGAGTACTATGCAAAAAGAACTCAAGAACGAGAAGACGCTATTGCAAACGATCCTATGAAGGAACAGCATCCAAGTATGCCAATCACTAGTGATAGGCAAACTCGTGTAACTTTTGGTGGTACAAAGAAGGACTAATTATTTAGTAATTCCTATCCAACAAAGTAAATAAAAACTTAAACAAGGATAAAAAATATGGCAAACTCAACAACAGCCTTCGGTCTACGACCGCTAGGCAAAGTTAGTGGGAATCCTGCAAACGGCGGCAATGACGCTTTTAGAATTGAAGATAATGCTTCAACTTCTATATATCAAGGCGATCTAGTTGCTCTTACTACAGGATATATTGTTCCAGTTACATCATCTGCTACTTCTACAATTTTAGGAGTATTCAATGGATGTTTAATTGAACAAGACCCATCAACTAAAAAACCAAGATGGTCAAATTTCTATACACAGACTAATATCACACAAGGTATTATTACTGGGTATGTATATGACGATCCTGAACAACTTTACTTGGTTAAATCAACTGGGACAGCTGCTGGTAATACCGCGCTAGGAACAGGAAACACAGGTTACGGAATCGTACACGCTGCAGGAAATACAGTAAATGGTATTTCTGGTGTATATCTTAACCTTGGTTCTTCTACTACTGCACAGGTAAGAATCATGGCAGTATCTCCGTTCATTGGTAACGAAGAAAACGTAACAAATGAAGACTTTGTTTGCAAAATCAAAGACTCTTCATCAATTCTATAAGGAGAAAATAAACTATGGCTATATCACGATCACAACTAGTTAAAGAACTAGAACCAGGTTTAAACGCTCTGTTTGGACTTGAATATAAAAGATATGAGAACCAGCATGAAGAAATATTTGATAAAGAAACTTCT